CCTCGCTTTTGCAAGGGTGATACTCCAGAGGCTTTCACCTCTAGGTAATCAAATCTCTGTTCTGTCCCATGGCGGAGCATACACCAAAGTGACTTAAAACAAGTACCTGGACCCCATAGTAACATAGGGGGTCTCCTCCTTCTGGGTTGACAGCCTGGCGGGGGATAAAACATGAAAGTTTTAAGACCCACAAGGTGTCATAACACCCGGTCAAGAGAAGAACCCATCGTTACGATGGTTTCGAAGTACTTGGCCCGCACCATGATTTTACCATAAATTCTACAGTCACAATATTTGCAACTATAAAACTATGTTACATCATAGATTGGGTTGGGAAAGAAGTTCTAGGTCTTGATTATAAACATAATCAGGACGTAAAAAACTTCATATCCCACATAAACCACTGGTATAGTCAGAAGGGTCCAGAGCAAACAATATTAAGAATCAAACTTTACAGATTGATGCTTAAAAGGTTTGTAGCTGGACAACCATTGTTTGATCCGTCTGTTAGACAGAACAAACACGGTCTTCCGACTGTGCTACCGTTTATGAGACAGATCTTAAATCTACATCCTAAATACCTTAGATTAGTAAATACTATCTTAAGTATATCTAGAATGATAGACTGGTGGCCTAACTGTGCGAATTATGATCCAATAATAACTAATTATTCAGGAGAAGATCATTCAAAATTGAGTAGATCTCTCGGAAAATTAGCTATAAACCTATGCCCAAGTTTGAGAAACTTGGACGTAGACTGGAGTAAATTCCACAGGTCTGACTCAGCCGGGATCCTTGCGAAAGCTGTTCCTAGTTCAGTTACTGAATTCATTCACTTACCAAAAGATTTGATAGAAGATATCAAAATCTTTGGAGGGGAAGGAATCAAAACTAAATTAGAGCAACTTTCTGAGATACCAGAAAATGTTATCTCATTGTGGTCAAGCCAACTTAAAGTGAAAGATGGTTCTGGAAAGTCTATGAGAAGAATCAGCTATGTTAGAGATCCTGACGGTAAAGTCAGAATAATCTGCATATTTGATTACTGATCACAGACAGTCCTTAAACCTCTTCACGATAAGTTGTTTAGGGTACTAGCCAGTTTTCCAACTGACTGTACATTTGACCAAAGCAAGTTTCTAGGCGGAGCAATGGGTGATACACACTATTGCTTTGATCTTTCATCAGCAACGGACAGATTTCCATTAACCCTACAGGTTGATGTACTTTCGGCCATTGTTGGAAAAGAAAAAGCAGAAGCGTGAGGGAGAATAATGTCCAAATATGACGTAGACACTCCAGAGGGGAACATAGTTAAATATAACTGTGGTCAACCAATGGGTGCCTACTCATCTTGGGCAGTATTCACCCTATGCCACCACTTAGTAGTGCAGCTCGCAGCCAGAAAAGCTCTAAATAATAGAGGTTTCTGAACTGGATATGCACTATTGGGTGATGACATTGTCATCCACAACCACCTGGTATCAGAAGAATACTTAAAGATTATGGCTTCACTCGGAGTTGAAATTAATTTAACAAAATCCGTGATCTCTAAGAGATCAATGGAGTTTGCTAAAAGAGATTTCATTAACTCAGAAGAGTGAAGTCCAATTAGTCTTAGAAGTATTATAGACAGTAGCCAATTCTGACCAGAATTGGCCGCTGTTCTAATTAATCTGAGACCAAAAGGATTAGATAATTTGATTAATCCCGGTGTTGTAAAAGCCCTGTATAGAGCATTAGGTAGATCACCTAGTTGGTCAACTAGGTTATCTAACAAAATCCTAGCTCTACATGCTCTTCAAAACATTGAAAAAGGAAGAAACCAGTATTACTGGGCTTCCTACTTCATGATTGAAATAGCAAAGATAGATCTAGGATCTTGTAGATGGCATCACAATCTAGAATTACTTCTAGAAGTGTGAGCTGCACATCACCTATTATCTATACAGAACGCTACTTTGGCTACTCAGAAAGAATTGTTTAAAATAAAAACAACAATAACTGAGTGCTTTGGGTACACACCGGACCCGTCGATCTTCCCTCCAGTAGCTATATTGGTTGACAAAACCAATGAGCTAATGACAGAAGGAACTACGATCAGTTCGATAGTTCAATCAAAAGATTATTTACAAATAATCCATTGTAAATTGAATTATCTACCTGATCCTAGATCTGTTCTGTCAGGAGATATGGATAGATCAAGGAAGATTAATCCAATAATGAACAAGCTTATCTCTTATATAAAAGAAAATAAATTTCAATTAATGAGAGATATACCTTATTCAGATATAGATCAATAAACCCGATCTATGGCCCTATCTCGAAATTTACGGAAGACCTCAGAACTGAGGAGGTCTGCGCGGTACGGGCGGTTCACAAGATCGTCCCCGCCTATACTAGTTCACTGTTTACCATAATTTAACGTAAACAGCTCAGTGGTTGTGAATCACTGAAAGCTAGATATAGACAGACTATGCGTAAGGGATAAAAGGCCCTTTACGTATAGTAATACGGCGTTTCCCTCACAACGGTTCCGAGGAACCTTCCGTAAGGGGGGAGATAGGAGTATTCCCAAGGTTGATTAGACCTTGGG